TTAACAGGTCAAACGCCACTTGTTAATTATAGTGTAGATGAAGCTAAAAGTTATGGATTTTACAACAAAGGATTCAAATGGTTTGATACTAATGGAGATTTAATAGGTGAACAGATATACGATGAAACTATTTCTAAAAATGTAATTGTATCTGATGCAATTGCGCCTGCTAAATATATCAAAAAAGCAGAGAAGATTAAAGACCAAATTAATGTTGAACTATTAAGTAAATTGGACTTTTTGAAAAATGCAGAAAAAACACAAAGAACTTTAATTTTTGAAACTATTCCCATTTTATTTGCAAATGGAATAAAGACGTTTGAAAATTTAAATGTGAGTGGAAATTACAATTCATATGCCATCAGTTTCTTAAAAGAGTGGGGAAATTTGCGTTCAAAATTAGAAGCTATATCAGATGAGAAAGCTCGTGTAGAAAATATAAAAATATACGATTTAGTAGACATTGATTTGAAAGAAATAGGCGGTCTTAATGGCACAAGTCTTGAAAGCTTGGGTAAACCAACGGATTTTATTCACAAAGATATTAAAAAGTTTTATACCTACGCTGAAGATTATAATAAAAGATTTATCAAAGAAAAGGAAGGAAAAGAAAACACAGCAGATATAGTTTTAATATATGGTGGTTCGGCTAATGATGTTTATGAGGCTTTGAAATCTGGCAACATTGAACAAGAAGATGTTGATTCAATGGCAAAAATTAAAAATAAAAATGTTAAATTTGCATTAATAAGTTTAAAAGCCGGATCAGCAAAACTTGGTCGTGTATTAACACAACTCGTTTCTTATGTTGGCCAAGATATTCCAGCTGTACCTTCCAAAGAAAAGCCAAAACCTTTAAATGAAGGTTTATTGGATACAATTTCTCAAAGTATTTCTACTTTAATAACAAAGTTAAAGGGCGTACCTGATTTAGCAAAAGAATACTATAAATCTTTCATAAATGTTATTAATCCATTTACCAAGAAAATTTCAAGCTTTTTCTCTAAGGAATTGAATGATAACGTAAAACAAATTAATAATTCTGATTACAAAAACATACAGCGTTTAGAAAATGAAATTGAAAAAGAAATTGGACCTGTAAACGAGGCTAAAGGTAAGTGTGGTAAAGAAGGAGCAGAATTAAAAGATTCATTGTTTAAAAATATGAAAGCATTTCGGAACATTTTAAAATCCGATAATACAGACGTAGTTTTAATACAAAAAATATTACAATATTCAAATAACCCTTTGTTAAAACAAAATTTTCCAATCTTAATTTCACAAGAACAAATTGAAAGTGTGAAAAATTTCAGAAGCATTTTAATAAACTTGTTAAATAGCATTGAAAATGATTACAATGTAAGTGATTGTATCGATAGAGCAACATTGAATCCTATTCTAAAATACAGAGCTAATATATTGTCATTACGTTATATTGATTTAATATTAGCAAATATACTAAAAGATGTAAACTCGTCTGATTCTTCTAAAATTCGCGAGGAGTTTATTAAACTTGCTAGTGTACTTTCTACAGAAGCTGTATTTGGAAACAATGTTAGTTTACCTTTAATTAAATTTACCGGCAAAAAAATTGAAAAACTAAAGTATAAAAGAAATTTTAAATTTGAAGTACCTGATAAAATTGACGATTTAAAGTTAGGAAAACTTAAAATAAACATAGTTCCAGACGAAGGATACCTAACGGTATATTTGTATCTTTTTAACGGCATGGTTACAGAAGATGATATAACTGTTCCAACATATATTGAATATTTGATGAAAAGCAACAGTGGTAGTGCTTTCACATTTAGCGTAGAGGGATCTAAGGTAGTAGAAAAAATATGAATAAACAACTACTTTGCACATTTGCAAACAGTATAAATTATACTGAAACGATTAAAGAGATAACTCAACAATATACATTGATCGATAATAAGATTTTTATATTTGCAAATGAGAATAATCTTCGGGAATTGTACTTAACGTTTAATGTGGAAAAAACCGAACGTAATAATCGTTACAAAGGCACTATAAGTATTCATCGTAAGAAACAAACAAATACACTATATACACTCAACGCAATGAATAAGTTGATTGCTGACGAAAACAATGGTGTATTTGATAAGAACTTCCAATTAAATTGGGAACTATATAAAAACAGTATTATACTAACCAACGAAATTGGTGTAAAAATAGTTCCATTAAAATTGTTTTCTATCCAAGAAATTTGATATATATTTTAGACTTGATTTCAATCTATACATAGTGTAGACTGATTTTAGGTTGGTTATATGACGGGTCGAGTGATCCGTTGAAGTAATTAACTAATTAACAATTAAACATTAAATAATTATGGCATTAGATCTAAGTAAACTAAAGAGTCGTTTGAACTCCCTTTCAAACACAAATCAAAAATCCAACTTGATTTGGAAACCAAAGCCAGGTAAACAAGTAGTTCGTATCGTACCATATAAGTACGTACCTGAGAATCCGTTTATCGAACTAAAGTTTCATTACAATATCAATAACAAGACTTATCTATCTCCTGATAGTTTTGGTCGGCCAGATCCAATCGTTGAATTTGCTAACCGTCTGAAGAAGACTGGTTCAAAGGAAGATTGGCAGATGGGTCGTAAGATGGAACCAAAGATGCGTACTTTCGTACCAGTCATTGTTCGTGGTGAAGAAGGAGAAGGTGTCAAGTTCTGGGGATTTGGAAAGCAAGTTTATCAAGAACTTCTTTCAATCATCAGTGATCCTGATTTCGGTGATATTACCGATCTAACCAATGGTCGTGATATCGTTGTAGAATTCAAGACAGCTGAAGGCGGAGCTAGTTTCCCAGAAACCAGCATTCGTGTTAAACCAAACGTAAGTGTCGCCGTAGATCCAAAGAATACCCAACTCTTGGATGCTCTAAAGGCACAAGTAAACATCTTGGATTTGTTTGAAGAACTATCCTATGATGACTTGAAGGAAGTTATGGATAAGTGGTTGAATCCAGAATCAGCCGCAACCGAAGTTGCAGCTGAACCTACTCCTAGTGGAGATGATGATGAAGCTCCGTTTTCAACATCACCAGCAGTAACCGCAACTGCTACAGCTAAGGCACCAGCTTCACCAACTGCTGCCAAAGCAAAGGGTAAAGACAGTGTAGAACAAGCATTTGATGACTTGTTTAACTCCTAAAAAATAAAAATAAGCCGGTGGAGTTTTTATACCCCACCGGCTTTCTAGTTATATACGTTATGGCAAAGAAAAGTGTTACAAAAGATACATCGGGTCAACGTGACGAATTAATCGAAATGTTGGCGAATGAGCTTAACAAAGCAAATAAAGATGGTGGTAAAATTGCACATTTCCTAGATGAACAAGATAATCCTTCAGAAATTACTGATTGGATTAGTACTGGCTCTTCTATTTTGGATCTTGCAATTAGTAATCGTCCACACGGCGGTCTACCAGTTGGTAAGATGGTTGAATTCAACGGACTTGAAGGTACTGGTAAGAGTCTATTGTCGGCACACGTTGTCGCAGATACACAGAAGAAGGGTGGAGTCGCTGTAGTAATTGATACTGAAAACGCAGCTGCGCCTGAGTTCTGGAAGAGTCTTGGTGTAGATTTGTCTAAGCTACTATATGTTCAATGTGAAACCGTTGAAGATATTTTTGCTCAGATGGAGAAGATGATCGCGATTGTTCGTAAGAGCAACAAAGATCGTATTCTTACAATCATTGTAGATTCTGTAGCAGCAGCATCTACTAAAGTTGAATTGGAAAGTGATCACGGTAAGGATGGATTTGCAACGGGTAAATCTATTATTATCAGTAAGGCAATGCGTAAGATTACTACTATGATTGGTAAACAGAAAGTATTGACTGTATTTACTAATCAACTACGTCAGAATTTAAATGCTATGGCATTTGGTGATAAGTACGTAGTAAGTGGTGGTAAGGCTTTAGCATATCATTGTAGTGTACGTGTTCGTTTGAATAATGCCGGTAAACTCAAGAAGGGTGAAGAAGTCATCGGAAACGAGTGTAAGGCAGTTGTTATCAAGAATCGTATGGGACCACCTCAACGTCAGGCCAATTTTGATATCTATTTTGATAGTGGAATTGCTGACTATGGCAGTTGGATTAAAGTTCTAAAAGAACAAAATCTAATTAAACAGGGTGGTGCTTATTATACTTATAAAAAGAACGATGGAAACGAATGGAAGTTCCAATCCAAAGACTTTGTAAGTGTAATGCAGAGTGACAAACAATTGGGTGAAGAAATTTACCTGAAGATTTGTGACGCTGTAATTATGAAATACAAAGATCCCAATAGTCAAATTATTGAGGATGCTGTTGTGGATACACACGAAGAAACTGCAGGCAACGAAGAATAAAAATGAGTGGATTCAGTTCATCTGAAAAGAAGAAACTGTTCTCCTTGTTTGAAAATATCAAGGGGGGTGTTGGAAACGATGGTCTACAAAAGAACATTAATTCTGACATCCTCCTTGTGGATGGCCTTAACACTTACATTCGTAGTTTTATGGCCATTCCTTCACTCAATGAAGATGGGTTACACACTGGGGGTATTGCTGGTTTCTTGAAGAGCATTGGATATGCAATTAAATTGCTTTCTCCTACCCGAGTTATTATTGTATTTGATGGTAAAGGTGGTAGTCAGAAACGCAGAAAGATATATCCAGGTTACAAAAACGGCAGAAAGACTGATATTCGTCTCAACCGTAATTACGAAGAATTATCTTCATCACAGATTGAATCTGTTAACTTCAAAAAAGAATTGATTCGTACTGTAAATTATTTGGACACGTTGCCTGTAACAGTTATGGCAATTGATCAAATAGAAGCAGACGACACAATTGCTTATTTAGCTAAAGAAACTTTTAAGGACAGTAATGTAACAATTATGTCTACTGATAAAGATTTTCTTCAACTAGCAAGTGACAAGATTAAAATCTGGAGTCCTGTAAAAAAGAAAATTTTTGGTTGTAAAGAAATAGTGGATGAATATGGAATTACTTGCAATAACTTTGTTTTATACAGAGTTATGGAAGGTGACGTTAGCGACAACATACCTGGACTAGATGGTGTGGGTTTAAAACGTGTAGTAAAAGCATTTCCATTTTTATCAGACGGTCAACAATATGGATTACAAGAAATTTATAATTACTCTGAAAACAACAGAGGTAAGTATAAAATATACGATACTGTATTGGATAATAAGTTGTTACTAGAAAGAAATCACTCTCTGATGCAATTGAGTGATACGCAGGTTCAGTCATTTACACAATTACGTATAGAAGAAATAATAAAGACTCCTATTCGTAAAATAGATAAAATGACTTTTACGAAGTTGATTACAGAAGACAAAATGTGGAATAATATCCCAAATTATCACATTTGGTTGAATGAGTGTTTTGGCAAACTAAACAGTTTCATCGAATAAAAAATAAACGTTATTTAAACGTTGTGGTTGGTAAAAAACAGTGGTATAGTAGAGTTATCTTATGGAAAACAAAAAAGCAATTGATTCATTAACAAAATATGGCCGTGACTTCCAAATCAAGTGTATTTCGTGCTTGATATCTGATCGTTCATTTATTGAAAGAATTCACGATATTATTGAAGTAGACTTCTTTGAAAGTGATGCAAATAAGTGGGTAGTAAAAGAAAGTATTAAATATTTCAATGAGTATAAAGATCTTCCAACATTAACAGTATTCAAAATTAAATTGGATGAGATCAATGATGAACTTCTAAAACGAAGCATCGTAGACAATCTCAAATTGGTATATCAAAAGGTTAGTGATAGTGATTTGAAATTTGTCAAAGAACAGTTTTTGGAATTCTGTAAGAATCAAAAGCTAAAGAACGCTATTATTGAAAGTGCTGATCTATTGGCACTTGGTCAATACGAAAAGATTAAAAACGTAGTTGACCACGCAATGAAAGCTGGTATGGAACGTAATATCGGTCACGATTACTCTGAAGACGTTGAAAAACGTATGAGTGTAATGAGTCGCAATTGTGTCAAGACCAATTGGACTGAAATTGATACCATTATGGATGGTGGATTGGCGGCCGGCGAACTTGGTATTATTACAGCTTGTGCTGGTAGTGGTAAGAGTTGGGTACTATCCAAGTTGGGTGCCGAAGCAATGAAGCAGGGTAAGAATGTAGTTCATTTTACTCTAGAGTTGAATGAAAACTATGTGGGTCTTCGTTATGATGCTTGTTTTACTGGAATTGATTTCCAAAACATTCGTAACAACGTTGATATCGTAAAACAGAAGATTGCTGATGTACCAGGCAAGTTGAAGATCAAATACTTCCCAATCAAGACAGTTAGTGCTTATAGTTTAAAAGCACATTGTGAACGATTGGCTGTACTTGGTACAAAGGTAGATATGATTATCGTTGACTACGCTGATATTCTACGTCCTTCTCAGAGTGAACGTAATAGTAACAGTTATAGTGAAGCTGGTGGTATTTATGAAGAACTACGTGGTGTAGCTGGTGAACTACAAGTTCCTATTTGGAGCGCTTCACAGAGTAACCGTGCTGCTATGGATGAAGATATCATTCAGGCCAACAATATTGCTGATAGTTATCGTAAGATTATGACTGCTGACTTCGTTATGTCACTCAGTCGTAAAGTTAACGATAAACAGGCAAATACAGCACGATTCCACGTAATTAAGAATCGTTTCGGACCAGATGGTTTGACATTCCCAAGTAAGATGAACGCTGGTTGTGGTCACATTGAAATTTATGGAGAAAATAGCCGTGAGGGTATGAGTATTCTAAATGAAATGATGGATGGAGAAAATCAAGTCAAAAAAGCACTAAAGTCCAAGTGGAATGTACATAACAGCGATGACGAAGAATAATTTATAGTATGTAACGCGCAAAAAACGTATAAAAAAATTATTAAAAAGTTATAATCTAAACACACAATAGACTATCCAAAAGATAGTTATTTTTTACCCATATGAATAAAGAAATTTTTATAAAGAAAAGAAATGGTAACGTCGAGAAATTCAATGCAGATAAAATCAATAAGATTTTGCAATGGGCTACCGAAGACATAAAAAGTGTTAGTTTTGAAGAAGTTGCAATGAATGCTCATCTATCGTTTTTCGATGGTATGACATCCAAAGACATTCATGCAATGTTGATTGAAGCTTCTGCAAATCTAATTTCTGAAGATAAACCCAATTATCAATATGTAGCTTCACGTTTATTGAATTACCAGTTACGTAAGAATGTTTGGGGTGGTAAGAATCCTCCTAAACTATATGATATCGTCAAAGCAAATATTGATGCTTTGGTATATGACGAAGAAATTTTAAATTGGTACACCAAACAAGAGTTTGATAAGCTAGA